GTGGTAGTATCTTTACAGATGATTAAATCACCAATGTTAAACTCATTGATAGCGTCAAGGAAGTAATCTGCGTTATCAACAACTGTTTTAGCATCAGTAGAAGTATACTGCCAAGTGCTTCCACCTGTTCCTGAACCGCCAATGCGGCATAAACCTGATCTTGCAAAAGCCATGATATTTCCCCTTATACGTTATCTTTGTATTCAACTTTAACGACACCGCTTGAGTCACGGACAACAGAGCCAGCTTTCAAACAGCCGTTGCTCAACCATGAAGTACGATCTGCAATCCAATCAACAGAAGTCTTCATGTCCATGCCAATAGCAAGACCAACAGCGTCGCGCGCGAAGAAGAATGAGTCAACAGTGTTACTAGCAACAGTCAAACCACCTTCAGAACGATCATCAAGAACAACAATGTTGAAACCTTGCAAAGTGTTAATGTCACCACTTACAAGAGCCTTAACTGTTTGATAATCAGAAGAAGTAGCTTTCTCATCTTTGAGAAGTCCACCAAGTCCAGCGGCATTGATTGCACCAGTAAGACCTTCGTTTGGTACACCAGCGGCACGTAGGTTTACGTGAGCTTCAGTCAGCTTAGCCATAGTTAAAGCCGCAGAACCGTGAGCAACAGTAGAACCACTGCTTGCATTCATTGCGTCAATTACTAGTTGGTCAGAACGACGACCAAGAGCGCCAGCGATAGTGCTTGCTAGTTCTTGCTTCTCGTCAAAGTTTACTTCAGTTGCGTCAAAAATATCAGTGTACTCTGGAGCATTCCAGTTTTGCAAAGTAGCAATAGCGAAATCATAAGTTACGTCCATAGGAGTGACTAGATCAGAAGTAGACTTCTGGTTAGCTAGACCTTTACCCATGTTACGGAATTTATAAGTGTCACCAACTACATTGTTACGAACAGTTACGAAAGGCTTGAGAAGCCCTTTTGTTGCATAAGCGTGTTTTACCATGCTATCGAATTCAATCGACGCTACGGCAGATAGATTCTTACTCATAATAGTTTCCTCGAAAAAGAGTAATTAAAAAAGTTTTTCAAGGTTTAAGCTGAGTACCCAGTAAAATTGGTCAGCATTCAACCTAAAATTACTGGGCCTTGGTGAAAAGGGTATCCAGTGTCTTGATTATACACCTTTTACCCTGTATTAATCAATTATTGAGAACCACCCCACGCTTCCATCATTCTCTGAATCTTGCGCTCATGGTCAATATTGGTACTTCTAAGGAGATTTCCTTGCTCATCTTTCTTAAACATTTCTGTTTCAATAGCGTCCCAAGACAGACCTTCTGGGTTGTTGCCTCCCTCCATTGGAAGTTTAGCAGGAGCAGTTGCTTGTACTAACATCTCTACTAATGCAATGGTATCAGCAGTAGTCACTAGACCTCTGGCTTCTTCATAAGTCTCTGCATCTAGGTTGTTTTTCATAAACCCTTCAACAGTCTTAATTCTTTCCTGAGCGTTATCGCCTAGCTTAGACAACTCTTCTTCTTGATCTACAGCTTGTGCGGCATAGTCTTGAGCAGATAACAATTCCCATGCTTCTCCGAATGCATCAGCACTCATATTAGTCTTAGTAGCAAATGCCTCTAACTCTTGATACAAGGCATCATCACTCTCAATTCCTTCTGGGGGTGTGTAACCATCTTTAGGCGCACCCTTGAATCCTCCAAACTTTTTAGACAGTTCAGCATACCCTTTAGCTTGATCTGCTACAGATTTATACTTTGTGTCTAACCATTCAGGGACTTCTCCCGTTCCTTTGATACCTTCAGTTAAATAATATTCCCCTTCTGCAAGGGTGGGTTCAGAACTATCTAGCAAGGTATCGCTTTGTTCAGCGGCTTGTTCTTCTGACATAATGTAATCCTTAAATTATTTCGGCTTGCTTCATTTGATTGATTAAAAACTTAACTACACCAGCCTCACCGTTATGGTAAGCAGATTCGTAATTAATGTTTTCTGAGCCAAAAGGAGTATCATTATCATAGACAAACCTTCTGGTCAGGTCTGCTAAGATACGCGCTCCATCGTCAGTTGTAAAGACCCTATGATATGCCTTGGCAAGATCAGCCGCATTCTGTCTACGTATTCCTGCTTGTTTTTTAGCAACTTCTGGATCAGCAAGTTGATCAATATTTGACCAACTCATTGAACAGGCATCGGTGGTTGTGATGTCTTCATGCCAGCTTGAGCCGCTTGTGCGCCAGCCTGAATAACCTGTGCTTTCTCAGTAGGTGTTCTTACTAACTCAGCAGGCATTCCTGTCTTAGACGCTACCCACGTTCCAAAGTCTTCCTGCTTAAAGCCAATCTTAGCCTGATCTGGGCCAGCATTCTGTAAAACGAACTGTACAGCTTGTTGAACATTGATAATATCTTCAGCGTCTTGCGCTCTAGCTAAGGGCGATAGGAACTTAATCTCGATATCACGACCATCTAACTGTAATGGCTGTAAGATACCTCTACGAGTTAGGATGTAAACAACACGCTTGAGGATAGGAACAAGCACTTCTGTCTGTAATCGACCAAACGCACTACCGATTCTCTTAGCTAATTCTCTTGACTCAATAGCTACCTCTGTCGCAGAACGCACGGCACCAGTAGGATCACGCAGATCGTTAAACAAAGCGCGTTTAATAGAGACTTGTAAGTCCTGCATTTCAAATTGCGCCAATGCAAGGTTAGCCCCTGTGTCTAATCTCTGGATAGACGGATTAGAGGAGTTGTTAGAACCAACTGGAATAACAACCCCTGGACTTATAACTATATTGTAGGGGTTAGTCACACCATCATCAGTAGCGGTGTACATACCTGATAGGTCGATAGCAGCTTTTTGCAGGACAAACTCTTTCACTTTGTTTAGAGAGCGCACATCAGGTAAAGCCTGTACAGCAGGGCCACGACCACGTATCTCTCCTGCTACTTTAGAGTAACGACCAGTTACCCAAGGGCTAGATTCCCCAAAGTCTTCCATCCAACTAATACGATCTTCGCCTTTAACCCATACACAACCGTAATATTTTTTAGCTTTAGGCATAAATACAACGCCTTCACTAATTTCTACTTCTGCATCTGGTTGAGTTTCTATTAGGGCAATAACACTTTGAGAAGGCTTAAACCCTCTCCACTGTCTTTTTAGATTTCTTGCTTTAACATTGAATCTACGCCAGTGTGTTTCAATAGAACCGTATGGGCCTTCCTCAAACGCAATGCCTTTTTGTGGAATAGCATTAAACACTAATGGCATATCATTGTTGTCAGTCTCATCAATCCGTAAAGTACCTGTACCTACTAAAAGATCAAGAGCGTGTTCAAAGAACTGTGTAGCAAAGTTAGAACGGTTAATGTAATCAAAGACAATATCAGCCTGATCTTCTAGGTTTTGTCTAACTTGTTCTTCAGATACATCAAACTCGCCTGATTCTAATGCCTTTATAACACTGAGAGAAGGAGCAAAGGTTGCCCAGTTACCCCAGATAGGAGCAATGTTTTCTTGTAGCTTACTTGCTCCCTGTTGGATAGCTTCGATTGCAGTGGAGTCAAAGATACGATCCATCTTTTTAGAGCCAGAAACAACAGTATCAAATAGATTTCTGTTAGGTAGAAAATACTCATAGCAGTCATCAAGCAAGTCATGCCATTGCGCCATTTTAGAAAACGCTTGCGACTCTCTTGTTTTTAAGTCTTGTAAAGACCCTAGCTCTTTTGGCAACTTCATCTTATCTTGCCGCCTTTTTATCTATCGTAGGGTTAGTTGCAGTATATCCTGACCCAGAGCGTAGGCCAGCACTTCCTGCTCCTCTAGAGCCACCAACATTACCGCCAAATGAATATCCTCTTGATGCACCAGGCTGCCCACTAGCACTAGCACCTTTTGCTAACAAAGACTTAGATCCTAGCTTCCCACGAGCCAAAGCCTTTAGTCTTTTTTCATCTTCTTCCATTTGTTCATCAAGCATTCTACTTTGTCTTTCTACTACAGCTAGTTCTTGTGCGGTAGGTTTTGGGGCTTTAGGACTTTTCATTATTCTTCCTCAGATGTTTTAGCAGTTGATAAGGGGTTAGAATGAAAGGATTGTTGATACCTAATATTTGTTTAGTATGCCCGACACAAGTATTCAACATAAATAACGATCTTTTACATTCTTTCGGTACGTAACTTTCCATTATATAGTTACCTTCGATTATACTCTTTTGGTCGGAAACAGTAAATAAATCAAAACTTTTGGCTGATTTTCCGTAAATAATGTAAGAATTTGGTATAGGTTTGATCAAAAAGCAGTGTCGAATGCCTTTTTTTAAGAATTTTGACCACCAATGTTTAGAATCATCCTCAAAAACGATATAAACCTTAGAAGACATTTACTTTAACTTTTGCTGTATGAGTCTTAGAAAAGGTATCAGTACGTCTTAGTGCGGCACGACCCTCGCCCTCACCTTGCAATGCGTACTCCAAGGCTTCAACAGGGTGAGAATATTCGTTCTTATCAGGCTCATCAGTGTACCTTTCCCCTGTAGTCTGCACTCTACGGTAGCAGAAACCACCTTGTAGACCCTTACGGATCATAGATGCTTTGGGTAGGACAATGAATCTAGGCTTACCATCCATGCACATTTCTTTCATAGGGACTTCTAGGGCGGCTCTACGCTTCATAGGATCATTAGACGCAGTAGGTTGACAGGGTATGCCTGCGGCTCGCATGATTTGGAAAGGTGTTTCAGAGTTAGACTGGTTCTTATTGTTACCAGAGGGATCGCCCCATCCTTTAAACGTGTGATCAGGATAGACTTCTTCGATGTATCTTTTAAGACTAGGAGCAAAGTCAACA